GTGCGCGCGCATGATCTCGGGATCGACCTCGCGGCGCTCGCCGTCCTTGTCGGTGAACGGCGGGAACCAGCCGAATATGTGATGCGCGGCGTCGATCGGCACATCCTTGGGCATATTGGTGTCGAAGCGGAACGGCGTCCCGTCAAACCGATCGACGATGGCGAAATCGTTGAAGTTGATCACCCGCAACGACAGGATCTGGGGCTCGATTTCCTCGGTCGGCTTGATCTCAACCATCAGCGTCGCCTTCCTTTGGGGCGTCGGGAAGTGGAGGGCTCTGATTCGGGCTCGGGCTCTGGCTCGGCTTCGGTTTCCTCGACCGTACTCGCGCCCGCTGCGCCCGCTGCAAGCGCTGCAGCCTCTGCCGTTCCTGTTCCTTCTTCACCCTGGTCTGGTGGCGCCGCTTCGGCGGCGGCTTGCTTTTCTTCCCAATAGGCATCGAGCACCTCCAACATGGCCAGCAGCTTGGCAGCATCCTGGTGATAGATGCCGCCGCGTGGCGCATTGTCGGCAGCGGACCGGCAAGCCTGCGCCAGCCGTTCCACTAGCTCGGCTTTGTCCTGCCAATCAACCATTTTTATTGGCCTACTCGCTGATCATCTGCTGCAGGATCGAGGTGTCGTTGACCCCACCCATGGTGATGGCGGAGAAGGTCACGGTGCCGGTGGGGATGGAACCGCCCAGCGCCACGCCGAAATTGCCGGCCCCGAGCACCGACTGGATGCCGAAACCAGGATCTTCGATCGCCACCGCGCCGGCGGTCGAGGTCAGGCGGCCACGCGCCGCGCGCGGTGCCAGCGCATCGTTGTTGTAAAAGGTAGTACCAGGCACCGTCACCAGACCCAAGGTCGACTCCCAAGGATTGCCGACGGTGTAACCGGTACCGCCGGCCCCGGTCAGCGCGGTGACCGCCCACGACATGATGGCGGTGGCGGCGGCGGCGCCCAGCGAGGTGCCGCCGAAAGTGATGGCCGGCACCGAGGTGGCATAGGCCGAGCCATAATCGGTGATGACAATGCCGGTGAGCGTGCCCGACCCGGCCAAGGCCGGACCGGTCACCAGCGCGCCGGCAGTGGTCGGGAAGGCCGCGGTCAGGCCCTGCATCCAGATGCCAGGCAGGATGCCGACGCCGCCGGATGGCCCCTGGGCGATCTGCCCCGGCGGGAAGTTGGGGGCCACCGGGGTTGGTGATGCCGGGATGGTGTAAGGCAAGGCCAGTTGGCCCGGATAGTCGAGGAACTGGGGGATCACATAGAAATTCGGTACCGACAGATAACCGGCGCCGGGATTGACCATGGTCACCGAGTTGAGCAAGCCCGCCGCGGTAATGGTGGAGATGGCGGTGGCCTGGATGCCGCCCAGCGGCGGTGGATCGATCAGGATCTGCGGCGGCACCACAAAGCCGGAACCGGCCTGGGTGACGGTGGCAGAGCCACCGGCAGTGCCCACCGCGCCGCCGACGATGACATAGCCCTTGGCCGCCTGGCCGGTGCCGCCAGGCGAGGCCACCGTCAGGGTCGATCCGGTTTGCGTGGGACCAATGCCATTGGTGCCGCCCGATCCGGCATTGCTGATGGTCGCCCCCTGCACCACTCCTGAGAGGTTGATCAGGCGATAATTGTAGCCATCGATCGAAATGGCGAAGGTCGGCGCGCCGGCCGGCGACAGGTTGCGCCAGTCAGAGTTCACTGGATCCCACCACTGCAGCACCGACTGCGGCCCCAAGGTCAACAGGTAATTGCCGGCCGGCGGATAGTTGTACATGCCGGGGCCCAGCGCCACCGGGAACGAGCCCTGCGCATTGAATGGAAACGGACCACCTAGCCGCATGGTGTCACCTCTTTAGTCGTCAGATGTTCAAAAAGGCGATGTTGTCGATCTTGCCGTGCGCCTTGCATTTGACATCGACCATTTCTAGAAGGGTCAGCAGGGCGCCGATGTAGCCGAACTGCCCGTTGGTCAGGGTCGATTCGAACCCGGTGAAGTAGAAGGACGCCCGTTCATGAACGTACAAGGCGAGATAGTCCGTATTAAGCAAATAAAGCGTACCCTCTGGACAATACGGATCTGGATAGAACGGTACGCCAGCGACATCGAGCGCGCGGAAAAGTGCCTCGACTTTGCCCTCGCCGAAGGCTTGGGAGGGGGTGACGACATATCGCTCGTTTGGCGTAAAATCTTGCGCGAGGTTGGTCCAAGTGCCGAAGCCCATCAAGCCCATCTTGGGGATCTCACCCGTCACCTTCGTGACCTGTGCGATGTACTGGAGCATCAGGTTGCGGGTGGGAACGGTGGGCGAGCCATTGTGGACGTAGGTGGATTTCCAGAAGGTGTTTGCCGGCCGATTGATGCCGCCGTAGGTGGCGGCGAAGGTACCGTCGTCGACCGCAGCGGGTAGCCCGACCATCGACAAGGTATTGGTGATGTTGTTGTACATATCGGTCGAGAAGCGATCGAGCGTCACGTTGGTGGCGTCGTTCATGCGCGCTTCGATCAGGGGAACGACGCTATAGTCCAATTGCACCAGGCCCTCGAATCCGAGGAACGGGATCGCGGTAAGGTAGCCCTTGAGGTTGAACTCGGCGTTCTGCAGGCCGGGGGTGACGCCAGGCTGGTTGAACGATCCATCGTAGCCAACGTTCTGCACCGTCACCATCGGGTTGCCCTGCAACGGCACGGTGATGGGCGAGAGACCGCCGGAGGCCACCATGGCATGCGACAGCATGGCCGCCATCCACGGCGTCGACTTCCATAACTGGACGAACACCTTGGGCAGGAAGGCACGGCGGGTGATGGCCGCAAGCTCGGCGGCGATGGCGCCCTGGGCGGGGATGATGCCTTGGCCGAATTGCGGCATGGATTATCTCCTGTTACGGCCTTCCGCCGGCGCGGAAGTGATCCAGCATCGAATAGGCGACGTCCTGCGCCACCTTTTCCGGGTTGGAGAGGAACGCTTCGGCGGTCGAGCCCTCGGGCACCGGCAGTTCCCACAACTGACCATGCCGCGTGCGCTCCGGGCGCGGCCCGTTGGGGGTGATGATGTCGCGATTTTCCGAGGCATAGATCTTGGCGGCGTCATCCCAGCTAAGGTTCTGGTACTTCTTCAGCGGCCCTGCCTCGATCGCCTTGACGATCTCCTCGCCGTGGGTGTCGACCATGCGCTTGCGGCCGTTGGCGCGCCGCTGCGCCGCCGCCGCGGCGTTGCTCTCAGCCTTTTCCTTCTCGCGCTCGGCCTTTTGCTCGGCCTTGAATTGCTCCATCTGCACGTCGGCCGGCAGGCGATAGCCAGGATCAATCTCCTTGACCAGTTCCAGGGTCTTTTGCCGGGTCTTGGGATTGCCGGACATGCGCTGCAGCAACAGGCCGAGCGACATGGCGGTCTGCGGATGAATGTTGCCGGGGAGGGCCATGGCTATTTCCCTGTGCGCGCCAGTTTGGCGGCACCCTCCATGTGATGCTGCAGCGAATGCTGCGGGTCGTGCTTGCCTAGTTTAGATTTCTCGTCACCAGAGGTGACCATCGACAGGCCGGGGTAGCCGCGCGGATTGTCGTATTGTTCGGGCTCCATGCGCTTGACCGCCTCCGGGCCGCTGATGCTGTTGATCAGGCGCGAGGATATCGGCACCGACCGATCGGTGATGCCGGTCCAGGTTGCCGGCGCCTTGGCGGCGCCCCCGACCTGGGTCTCGAACGGCGAGGTGGTCTCGTAGTAGTTGCGGCCCTTGTCGGAACCTTGAAACATGTTGCGCTTGCGCGATCTATTGCGGGCCATCACACCGGCTTCCCTTTGCGGGTGAGATCGCCTTTTTCCAGTCCCATGGGGCGATCGCGTTCCGGTACCTTGGAGGCACCGGAGAACCCACCAAGCTGCGGATAGCTAGGAATGTTCTGAAACATGTTGTTCTTTTTTTTGCGCTCCCCCATGTTGCCCACGGGAACCTTGGGTTTCAGATATTCGCTCATCTAAAAACCTCCCATACCGCCACCCATGCCGCCACCCATGCCACCGCCCATGCCGCCACCCATTGGCATGGGTGATGGGCCACCCGGAGAGAGACCGGGCGGCATGTTGTGACCCTGCAAACCGGAACCGGACTTGGCCGCCTGGCTGATACGATCGGCGGCGGCGCCGGTCAGATCGTCGTTTTCCGATTTGCCGAAATTGGCTTCCAGGCGCAGCACCGACTGCATCAACGCCTGGCGGCGCTTGTCGCCGACCGGGAAGGCGTTGAGCGACTTCATCAGGATGGGGATCACCGCCTTGATATCGGCCATTGCCGCCGCCTCATGGCCAGCGCCGGCGCCGGGCGAGGTCGCCGGTGAGGTGCCGGGACCGGTAGGACCACCCAATGGAGATTTTGGCAGGATGCGCGGCGGGGCGCCGCCCTGCGGACCCATCGGCATCGGGCCACCGGGAAAAACTGGCATCAGGTTGCTCGCAACCGTCTTCGCGAGATCATGGCGGGGAAACTACCGCCGGAAACAGCGGGATGAATAGGGACAGGCGGATTAAGCAAAAGCCCCGGCCGCCAACCGCAAGCCAGGGCTTTACGCGAAGCGTCTCCAACTTCAGTCTAGCGTCGCCGGCCGCGACGATGGCGCCTACGTGCCATGCTGCCCTCCTGTTGTTGCCTGGCATGGTGGCCAGTATTAAAAGGACGCAGGTTGGGGTACCACCAACAAAAAGGCTAGAATAGCGACATCAGGCAACTCTTGCTGTCTTGCCCTTGCCGCCAGGCTTGATGCCCTGCGCCATCTGCGCCGCCTGTTCCTGTTTCTCGGCAATGATGCGCTTGCGCAATTTGTGGATAGCGGCGTCGGCATTGGGCGGATTGAGCATGCGGATGTACATTTCGCGGTCGATCGACTGCGACTTGAACAGCTTGTCGGCCAGCAGCGCCGAATCCTCGGAAAACAACGGAGAATGGCTGTGTCCTGCAACCCGAATCTTGAGGCGAGGCTCCGCGATCTGCGCCGGCAACAGCACCTGACCCTGATCCGTGCGCATTCGCACTTTACTGTTGCGCTGTATGATCTTGATTCCTATCTCCGCCAATTTAACCAGGGAATCCTCAAGGCTGACGGCGACCTTGCGGATACGCCCGCTGCCGGTCAGGACCGCCTGCTTGGCCTGCTTGCCCGAGCGAATGCCCTGGTCACCGCGGCCCATGACTGTCTCGGTCAGACCCGAAGCCTCCAGAAATATTGCACCGATCTCTTTGAACTCGGCGAATAGATCGGGCACCGGCGGCGGCCGCAATTGCTCGATCTTGGCACCGGGAACTTGATCATAAACCCACGAACCGGGACCGCCGAGCGCGTCGATCTTCTCGTCGGTCATGCCGAGCCACCCGGACCCGACCTTGGGCGGGTCGACCCCTTGCTCCAGGAGGTCGGCGATCTGCTGCAGCCTCTCATTGGTCCAGATCTGCAGCGGGATCAGGCGGTCGCAATGCGCCTCCCCCCAGAAATAATCCGGGCGTTTATAGGGAATGACCGGCACGAACGGGTGCTCTTGCTCGATGCCGAACTCGTTGCCCTCGCCGGCATAGGTGGACGCTGCGCGTTCGCTGTCGGCCTTGCGCATGGCGGCGGCGCTCTCGCGCGAATCCGACAACACCCCGTCGATGCCGTCGGCCTTGATGAACTGCATGTAATCGTTGGAGTTATCGTCCCACACCCACACCTCGTGAAACCGCACAGTCGGGTTCTCGGTCTGCGACTGGTAGGTGGCGCGCGGCTGAAAATCCGTCGACGCCCGCCCCATCATGGCCCCGGCGATATTGGGACCGCCGGTGGCATCGATGATCAAGGTGGAAAGGACGGGGGAGATATCCTCATCGAACGGACCGGGATAGCGGCGCAGCTTCTTGATCTCGCCAGCACGGCCGGCGCGCTGCAGCCGTTGCACGGCATTCGACCAATTCAGCGAGTAGGATTGGACAAAGGCTTCCTGTGAGTCGAGATCAG